CGTGACATTAGTAATACCTGCATTAAGTGCAGTAAACGAACCAATTCCACCATTTACTACTCCTGCATTCCATATTCCACTAAAGGATCCATTGACTGCGGCAATTATCATACTAGGTGTTGTTAAACTCCATCCTACTTGTGCAGGTGTACCTGTGGTCCCTGTCATCGGCGTTGGAGGAATAAGTCCTGTTGCTGTATTGATTATATTGGATGCTAATAAATGTATGTCTCCAGGTGTAGCTAACTTTATAGCCTTGGTTGAGAATACATCGTAAGTATTTAATGCTGTATTTTTAATATTCTTGGCAACGAAGTTTAATTGATTAACAGATTCAAACTGTATTTCTTTTTTGCCAAACAGAGTCATAATACCAGAATTTGCTTCAACCTTAACTTCTGCTCCTCTTACATTAACTTGATCACTACCGTTAATATTTAATGAAGCACCTGAGGCAATTTCTGTATGACCATGTACAAGTAATTTATAATCACCTTCTATTTCTTCTGTCTTATTTCCTTTTACATAAACATGAGCGTTACCATTTACAGTAACTACACTATGTCCTGATGATTCATGTTTTGTTCCGATATTAATTTCATAACGATCAGCTGCAGCTTTTTCAGTAACTGTACCTTTTGAATCTATTTGAATATATGCACCACTATCGTGATGAATCATAATTCTTTCTGCACCAGGAGAATCATCTAATTCAATACTATGTCTTCCTGATTTAATTACTCTGTTATATGGATATTTGGCTGCGTAAGCTGGTGGAGGTTCAGACCACGTTTCATCCATATCAGCAATCTTTTGATCATGTGTACGATTGGCTGCTTGTTGTAATAGATAAGTTTCATTTAATAATTCACCGCGAGCTAATCTATCTGGTCCGCCGCCTGCGTTGAAATCATTTGGAGTATAACCTCTTGCTAATAGATCACCATTCTTTTCAGGAATAACACCTTCACCGTCTTTAGTTGGATCTGATTCTGTATTATACATACCAGGTAATAAACCTAATATGATTGGATGTTGAGCCATCTTACCATCTAAGAACATTCCGTATACAAAAGATCCTAATGCTGGGGGTGGATTGTTTGGATCGTAATTACCTGCTGCGCACATTGCCCAAGGTAAATCAGTTGTCGCAATTTCTGCGTTTGTTCCGTGTACACCAAACGCTCGAACTCTTACTCGACCTTCGTGAGTTTCATCGAGGTTGCCTTCAACCATACCGATGAAGAAGAACGGATTACTTATTCCTGAACCATCAATCATATATCACCACCTTGCCAACCATATTTTATCGCTTCCACCTTAGTACTCAAAGTGTTCATCTCCATTGAATGGTCAACGCTAGCAATTAAATATTTGCCACTCAATCTGCTGTTTTGTTTATTCTCTAACGCAATGTTAGGTTCTTGTGTAATTAGATTAATTACATCTCCTGGTACCAAATCTATTCTACCTTCAATACCTAAAGAAACTGTTGAATTATTTAAATGGTAATTATAAGCAACTCTGTTTTGAATAATCTCAACCATGTTTTGTGGTGTACGAAGTACTTGACCTGGTATTGAAGCAACTCCATCAGGTTGCCAATCTCTATATACCACATATTGCTTTGCGTTTTTGTTTTCGTCTTTAAATGTTTCTTTTATAAATTTATCTGAATGTACCGCACCAGCGTTTGATGTTCTTGGTTGTCCTGTCATACCAATGTATTTCTTTTTTGCGTTTTGATAATCAAAGTTATAAGAAGTTCTTGTATGATTCACGAAATCAATTTCCATTACCGTGTTCTTATAAGCACCACTATCAATGTCAGCGCCTGTATCAACATGATTCTGATTAGTAAAAGATACGACGTTTCTTACCATTATGTTAGCATACTGTGATGCGTCTTGTTCTGAAAAGTTTAAATAGTAAAAGTCTTTAATTTTAGCTTTATTCTTTATTGCTCTTTTTAACATCCATTCGTCAGTTACCCAATAGTAACCATCAAAAGTTTCAAAGAAACGATACATGTTTGATGGAGATTGTGATCCTGCTTTTGATTTACTTGCCAAGAAGTTCATTGCTTGAGCTGGAGTATAATCAGGAATGATCGTTCTCATCTGACCATCTGATTCTTCGATATAAAACGCTCTTCCTTTATTTGAAGTTAATTGTAAACCTTCAGAGCTATCAGGCATTTCACCAACTGACGTTGCTGTACTTAATTCTTTATTTGAATTAAAATACTTTTTAAATAATTCTTTAGCAGCATATGATCCTGATATATTTGTAAAGGCCGTGATCACACTTTGTATTCCTGCTCTAAAAGTTGTTCTGCTTACAAAATGTAATGTATAATAATAACCATCACCTAGATCACTTTTAGATAGGCCATCAATTTTAATTATTTGACCTTTAATATTTAATTCTGTTTGAAGATCATGTCCTTTAATAATTAATTCTAATTCTTCTTCTGCTCTTAATGGAAAATCGTGTAACGTTCCAACTTGGTCAAAACACTTAAGTGTTCCACTAAAAGAAGAGCTATAGATAGATTGCTTTAAATCAAATCCATATATTAAAGCAGTAATAGAAGCATCTCTATTGTCTGCCGATTTAATATTAGCAGCTTCTATAGTACAATGAGAAGGATTAAAGGAATCGGACATTATTCAGTACTTACCGAGTTTTTAAATTCACGTGATAGTTGACCTAAGAATGCATTATCGAATAAAAAGATTTCTTTCTTATTATCGTTAATTTGTTCTTCGTATTCAAAGATACGATAAGGAACCCAATCTTCAGGAATGATTCTTTTAATGATTATCTTCTGCCCTCGTTCAGTACGCATAATCACGCGATCTTCCTTACGAAGATAAATTGTTCGGAATGATTCCGGTGCTAAGATAATATTATCAACTGCCATTTGTTATTTCCTAAACTGTTTTAACATAGTATATAATGTTTTCGTCAATTGTTTCATCTTTGGTCCAATCGAGAACGTCTTCTCCGATTTTACCAGACTGTGCTTGGTACTTATCAACCATATAGTCGTTAAAGGTTTGAGTATTCATTGGCCATTCGTAATATGGATCTATAATATTGTTAGCCATATAAACTAACCAAATATAATCTACAGAGCCATAATAATCCAAGGCAATATCTTCTGCCCTCTCGCTTTCTTTAACTGTATAAGAATAATAAAGATAAGGGTTATTTGCGACTGCTCTTACGAAAGCAGGTCTTCGAGATATATCTTTAACCTTTCTTCCTTGGTAATCTATAACCGGAAAATGTTCAAAGTATTTAGTTGCCATTAGACGTCGTCTCCTTCATAATCGTGAGCCGTTTGTATTTCGAGTTCCTTAAAGGTCATGCTAACTTTGATACCTTGAGGTACACCGCCTTCGGCAATAATAATTTCACCACTTGCTCCATAGTCAATATTAATATTATCAACCATACATGGTTTAAATCTAAGGAAGTGCGATTCATCAATACCTAATAGATTAATACTAACAACCGCAGGGTATTTTAAAAAGGCTCGAGATAATGAATTAGCCCCTAAACCACTTCCGCCATCAACATCAGTGCCTGTTACACTTTGTATTTCTGGTAATATGTTTCTTTTTATTGATCTTATAATCTTTTTAATGGACAATGCTTCTTCTTTACTTTCAGGATATAGTGTCCAATCAAAAGAAAACTGTCTTAGGTTAACTCCTTCGAAAGAAAGCGTTGCTTGAGGGTTAATTGCGGTTCCTCTCGAAGCACCCAATGCTTTACCTAATCCAGGAGCAAAACTGTTTAAAGTATTCTTCATCATAAACGACGCGATCTTTGCGCCTTGACCTGTTGCTGCTTTCTGTCCATCTGTAGTTGCACCAAGTCCTCCAAATATAGCATCAATTCCGCCTTTCGCACCAGCTTCACCTAATGAAAATAAATCTTTAGCAATGTCACCAATATTTCCATCAAACGCAGGAGCCAATGTATCAGCAATAAACGATTCCATAAAAGTTCTTTCAAAGCCATTTATCTGAAGACCAGTTGCATCTGTTAATGTACTAGGCATTGGAAGTTCAACAGCCAATACACCAGTTTCTTGAGCAGTAGCAAATTCAGTCTTTTTAGTTTGACCGTTTGTACCTAACACTAAGTCTTCGTAGCTATACTTTTTAAATATTAATTGAATGCCGTGCGGAAATCCACCATCTGGAAAGAAGAGTCGTTCAGTATTACCACGATTGGATTCTCGTATCTTGCTGTTTGGTCTTGCCATTCTTTATTTCCTTTGCTGTCTCCGTCTAATTCTAATAAATATGTATACGGATAATGTAATTATTTATAATAAAAATTGGAAAGTATATTATGGCATATAAGGGTAAATTTAGACCAAAAAATCCGACCAAGTATAAGGGTGACCCTACAAAAATTATTTATAGGTCTTTGTGGGAGTTTAAGGTATTTAAATGGATGGATTCTCACCCAGATGTAATATGGTGGCAATCTGAAGAAGTGATTGTTCCATATAGATCACCGATTGACGGAAAGATACATAGGTATTATCCGGATGTGGTTGTACATAAAAGAGACGGCGTAGGTCAACCTCAAACTATTATGATTGAGATTAAACCAAGCAGTCAATGTAGACCGCCTGATATTAAAAATAAGAACAAGACAAAGACAGGTCGAATATCAAGAAGATATTTAAATGAAGTTAAGACGTGGGGTGTTAACGAAGCAAAATGGAAAGCAGCAAAGAACTTTTGCGCTGACCGCGGATGGCAGTGGACAATAATGACAGAAAAACATATACCAGGAGCTCGATAAGTGGCAAGCCTATTTTCAGATATTCTAGTGAAAGGAATAACATCAGGACAAGTTCCTGCTAGAACAAAAGGTGCAAGGGAATGGTACCGTAAACAAGCAACGTTAGCAGCAGGCAAAAGAATTACAGAAGATGAGATTGTAGGTAATACTGATAAAGGAAGAAACAAAGCGCAGTTACGTGGTGATTCTGTTTATGGATCAATGTACTTTTTTAGGTATGATCCTAAACATAAATCTACTTTACCATACTATGACGCCTTCCCTTGCATATTTCCAATAAATAAAGTAAAAGGTGGTATACTTGGATTGAATATGCATTACTTACCACCAAAGATGAGAGCGCAATTAATGGATGCTCTTTATACAACTGTATCAGACAAAAACTATGATGAGAATACAGCATTGAATATAAACTATAAGATTTTAAATAGTGCTGCCAATATGAAGTTCTTTGCACCTTGCGTTAAAATGTATTTGGCAAAACACGTAAGATCTAAGTTTGTTAAAATCAATTCATCAGAATGGGACACTGCGTTATTTTTACCAGTACAAAGTTTCCAGAAAGCCGGGTCATCGAAAGTTTGGGCAGATTCAAGAAAGCTCATAGCGGGGAATTAATAAATGCCATTTAACATTAGTGAATTTAAAAGTCAGTTCGATAGATATGGCGGGCCAGCTATGGCTAATCTATTTTCTGTTCAAGTAACACTACCACCTGAGCTTCAAAAAAGAATACCTGAAAATAACGCTTTTGATATGGGTCATACGTTTACTTTCTTTTGTTATAAAATGGATATACCTGCGATTGGTATTAATTCATCTGAAGTAGCGTATACAGGACAAATGAAAAAGAAGCATCCAACAAGAGTTCAGAATCCAGGTCCAATGAGTGCATCTTTCTTTGTTGATTCTGATCATCATGTTTTAAGGTTCTTTCACGCTTGGGCTCAAAACATTGTAAATTATAATAAAGGCAATGATGTCTTTGGTGAAGTACACGGCAAACTTCCACATGAAGTTGGATTTAAGAAAGACTTTGCGTGTGATATGATTATTAAACATTACGCAACAGATTCTTATCCTGATGTATATTACGAAACTAAACTACAAGGAGTATGGCCAGTATCTGTTGGAGCATTGAGTTTAGATTGGTCAACAAATACAGCTCTTACCTTAGATGTTCAGTTTACAGTTACTGATATGTCATTCGATGGAGCAAAGTCAGGAAAAACAAATAGCAGATTATCGAGAGCAAGTGGCTTGTTAGATATCCTTGGAGATATAGCAGGCTTCGGAGACGCGGTAAGAGGAACATTAAAAAGCGGGAAACCGACAAGCATACAAGATGCTATCAATAAACTAGATAGACTTGGTAATGCATTTGGAAAAATATAAGTGATACAATTTTAAATTATAGGAGTATAGTATGGCATTACCAAAAATTAATTTGCCGATCTCGGAATTGATTTTACCGAGTACAGGTGAGAAAACTAAATACAGACCTTTTTCTGTAGCAGAAGAAAAGATCTTGTTAGTTGCACAAGAAGCGGATGACGCAGAACAAGAAGTATTAGCAATGAAACAAATCATTTCTAATTGCTTAATTGAAAAGGATGTTGAAGAACTTGCATTGTTTGATTTTGAATATGTTTATTTAACATTAAGAGCACGTTCAGTTGATAACTTGGCTAAGTTCAAAATTAAAGATCCTGACACGGATGAAGAAGTTGAATTAGAACTTGATATGAGAGAGATTGATATTGCTCGAGATGAAACTCATACAAATGAAATCAAAGTAAACGATGAGTATACTCTGTTTCTAAAGTATCCATCTATTAATGAATTCATAAAGATTGTTGGAATGAATAACGACGATCCTTTAGTTAACTATTTTGTAATGATTTCTTGTTTAGATACATTAGCTTCAGAAGATGAAGTACATAGTTTTAAAGATTATAGTGATGAAGATATTGAGTCCTTTATGGATAGTCTCGGTGGAGATGTTATTCGAGGAATTACTTTATTCTTTGAAACAATGCCGAAGATACGAAAAGAGTTACCATATACGAATAGTGAAGGTAAAGAACAAACGTTTGTCGTGGAGGGCACCCGTAGTTTTTTTACCTAAGCCTTAGCCATATAACGTTAGGGCATTACTATCAAATGATTTTCTCTATGGCACAACACCACAAATGGTCTGTGTCCGAAATTGAGGCTATGATGCCTTTTGAAAGAGATCTTTATTTTAGTATGCTAGTACAATGGATAGAAGAACAGAATGAACAACGAAAACAAGGTTAATATAAATGGCTACAACTAAACCAGAAAAGAAAAAGGCGCTGAGTCCAGAAACTGAGGCTATAGTTAAGCGTCTTAAATCTGAAGGAGATCTTGTAAGGAACTCCGGTACGAATTCGATTAAAGAAATTAAAATCAACCTTGAAAAATTTGCTGATGCGTTTACGGCAATTAAATTAAGTTCTGAACAAACAGCTAAAGTCTTAACAGATTCTTGGGAAGGAAACGAAGCACTACTCAAAAATATTGATGAAAGTTTAGTTGGTCTGAGCGACACAGAAAAAGATGCTGAACTGGCAAGAAGAAAGGAAGCCCAAAAGGAAGCCATCGCAAATAAAGAAAATAAGTCTGAATCTGGTATCCTCGCACAATCTTTAAAAACAACTCTTTCAATGGGATTTAAAGGTCTAAAAGATGGCTTCATGGCAGTAAAGAAAGATCCGTGGGGTACGTTATTAAACATTGGTAAGTGGGCAATTATATTACCAGTATTAGCCGGAGCGATTAAAGGATTACTTGATAAGTTATTTGGTGAAGGCAAAATGGCGGAGGTCTATGATAAATTATCAAATAGTCCGTTTGTTAAAGTTGCCATGGAATATCCGTTAGCAACTTTGCTTGGAAGTTTAGCGCTGATGGCCGGTCTTAAGTGGACAGCACTGTATGGAACTATGATGCTTGCTGCAAAAACTATGGGTGTTAAAGGTGGCAGCAATCCCGGCGGTGTTGTTGGTACAGGTGCAGACGGTAAAGACGGCAAGAAAGGTGGTGGGAGATTCAAAGGTTTAGGTAAAAATGTGTTAAAGATGGCCAAAGGTAATTTAGCCATTACTGCTATTACTTCAGGCGGTCTATTACTTCTGTCAAATATGGATGATGGCGAAACTACAGATGTTGCTTCTGAAATGGCGGCGCTTGATGCTGAATATTCTGGTAAAGAAAAAGCAGCCAAAGATAAAATGTTAACATCGTTTGATAACGACAGAGCAGGAATTAGTGATATCTTATTAGGAACCTTGGGTGGTGCCGGTACCGGTGCTGTAGTTGGTGCTGTAGGAGGTGGTGGAGTCGGAGCTTTGCCAGGAGCTGTATTTGGTGGCTTAACAGGATTCTTTACTAGTGTTGGTCAAGTTGCGTATGAAGCGTATGATGATTTTAAACATGACATTGATGAAGTTCCAAACGAATTAGAAAAAGCGTTAAAACATGAAATGAAACAGAACAAGTTATCATTGATGTACGGAAGAACTGAACAGGCAGCAGAGTTAACTCGAAAGACAACAGAAGGCATGCAAACTTTTGTTAACGACTTACGAGACAATATGACTACTGATGCAATATTCGGCGATGCAAATATTGCAGCTCTCGAAGCCGCAAGTAAGAGTGAGATAACAGAGAAAGGACGAAGAAAAAATAAAACTGAATATGTTATGTTCGCTGGAGAACTAGTTAAGTTATCATCAATTAATAAACGCCTCGAAGAAGCTAAAGAAACAAGAGTAACTAGAGAAAGACAATTAAAAGCATCTGAAAGATTACTTGAATTGAGATTAGGTGAAGTAGAATCTGTTGAAACTTCAATTGATAACGCGAATAATTTAAATGCTCAAATTGATGAAGTGGCAGCAAAGGCAGCTGCAGCCAAACCAAATATAACTCCATCAGTTGAAGAAAGAGATAAGAAACAAACAGTTGCATCTGGTGGATTTGCTTTAAACGTAACGAACAATTATATTACAAAGGGTGGAGATACAATGGTACAGAATAAGTCTGATAATCGAGTATCTTCACAGAATAGTACTAATGCTGTTGTCTTTGGTGGTGGCGGTGGAAGATTTGACGGTGGAACTGGTTTACCGACTGGCGGCGCGGCATAAAAAAGGAACTCCGAAGAGTTCCATAAAACGGCTCGGCAGGATGTCACCTACGGAGATTGTTTTTAATTATTTTCCTTTCAAATACTCAAGTACTTTTTCAGGAGCGGTTTCTCCATACGGATCTGTAGCACAATCATCTTCTTGACCAGGTTCACTAAACATCCTTTCAACAATACCATCGTCTACGACCATAGCATATCTCCAAGATCTTTTACCAAAACCAAGATTGTCTTTTGCGACTAACATATCCATTCCTGCTGTAAATTCACAAGATCCATCTGGAATAAATTTAACATTCTTTACTCTTAGATCTTCTGCCCAAGCATTCATTACGAATGTATCGTTACAAGCAATACAATAAACCTCATCAACATCGTTCTCAATAATTTGATCGTATAGTACGTCAAATCCTGGGACTTGATTATTTGAACAGGTTGGTGTAAATGCACCGGGTAGAGAAAAAACAACTACTCTTTTAAATTTAAAGAAATCATCAGTTGTAGGATGGCTCCAATCGAACTCACCGGTTTCTACGTTTCTGCTTCTTACTTTAAAAGTTACGTTAGGGATAGTTTTCATTATATAGTTTCCATTTTATAGAGGGAGGCATTGCGCCTCCCAGATTAAGATAGATTAACCTTTTAAGAATTCCTTCTTAGTATTAATCTTTATTTTACGAGCCTTTTTACTTTCAGGAATTATTCGTTCCAGTGCAATTGTTAAAAGACCGTTTTTGAAGTTAGCGTCAATTACTTCAATATCGTCCGCAAGAGTAAAACTCCTGGTGAACTTCTTGAAAGAAATACCACGGTGAACGTATTCGCCGCCGCCGTTAAAGTAATCTCCTGCTTCATCCCATGTGGAACGAACAGTTAAATTAGCTTCTTTTACTTCAATTTCAACATCATCAATATCAAGACCTGCTAAAGCAAGATCAATAAAGAACTTTTCGCCTTTGTCGGTTCTGATATTATAAGGCGGGAAGCCTTGAGATTGTTGTTGATGCTGTGGGAACTCCGCCAATCTGTCAAAGACTCTATCGAATCCAAGAGCAAAGGGGTGAAGTTGGTTTATATTTAATCCAGTCATATTATTCTCCTATTAAGCAAGATTAATTAAATTTGAGGGTATATCCCTCGGTTAGTTGTAAGACCCTATCGGCATCCTACAAATCTATTTATAACGAAGAAAGACATCCTTGTCTAAAAAGTTATTCCTTTTCTTCTGTCTCAGTTGCTGCTTTAACTGCACCGCTAGCTGCATCAAGAGTATATGTTGTTACATCAGATACGTCTTTGATTACACCGCTGATAATACCAGTTGTTCCATCGACAACA